GTACCAATAGCATCGCCCGACTCAGTAACTAAAAAGTCGCTTGCTTCTGTTAGTAACAACCCTACGTTAGCGGTAGCAATACCTAATCCTGATTGCGTAGTTATTGTTTCAGGTACTTCGTATTCAGGGTACAAATTAAGACCAACGCCTGTCTCGGCATCAAGCTGTAAAGTATGTTGAGCAGTACGTTTATAGTTGTTAGCGCCTTGTGGTAGCGCACGCCATGATCGTAACCATTTTTGAATACCTGTGCCGTCCTTATACACATCTAAGTCTAAAGCGTAGATATTGCCGTTTTCAAAGTCACCAACAATAATTTCTTGGTTAAAATTCATCTGACAGTTAGAACGGTGGCGAGTATAGTCACCATTTTTAAACCCTGCACGTTCATGCCATAAGCCTGTAGCCACATCGTAAACCCACGTTTTGCCTACAGTCGGGAATGTCAATACGTAGAAAGAATGGCCTTCTTGCTGGTATGTGTACGCAATTGCATCTGTTAAAACATCATAGTTTTGTATGGCAAATTCAATAGCGTGGGTAGATACGCGTAAGGCGTTGTAACCTTGGTTACGATATACAACACCAAAGCCCCTTGCATCTGCGCCTAGCCAAAACAGGCTGTTATCGAGTTTAGCTACAGAGTAGGCAGCCAAACAACCGACTTCATTAAAAGCACCTTGAATAGGTGCTAAAGGAAAGCCAGGAAGCGCTGCGTCGTACCAAACTTCAGTAGAGTTAGTACCAAACAGCCATACTTCACGATTGTTAACCGCTAAAGATAATAGAATATCAGGCGCACTTTCAGCGCTAGCAAAGTCTAGTGGGTCAACAGATGTACCATCTAATAAGGTCGTAACCCAAACAATTTGAGAGTCTGGTTGGTTAAAGACAAAATATCCGTCTATGTAACCAACTGTTATAGCGCCTGCAAAATCAGGATCGGTAATTTTCTGAAAAACTTTGGTAGCTTTGTTGTATATAAACCCATCAGGGTTACACGCTAGAAATAATTGTATGCCATTGTCGGCAATAGACACGGGGCCTGTGCCACTTACGGTACCTATCAATCTAGCTACGTAACTAGTATTTATACTGTAGAACTCACTACCTGATACAACAAAAGCATCTTCACCGCGTGTTTGATTTGCCCATACCGCACGAATAGGGCCTGTGCCAATCCTAGCTAATGTTCTAAGTCCTGGCGCTCTATTAAGAAAACCTGTGTCTTTACTACCTTCAGGCGTTGCTTCGGGGAACAGATTAACCATGCGGTTGTCTGCCGCATTAATCGTCCTAGCTACATACGCTTGACCTAAAATCGGTGTTTTCATAGATTATGCAATAACGCATTTAATTACCGCAAAAGAAAGTACGATAGCTTCCGATAACGAACCACCAGTAATGTTACGCACATTAATACTTGCAGAGCCAGCCGCCGATTGTGCATTAAGCAAATAAGAACCTGCTGTGCCACCGCTAATATGATTCATTACTAAAATATCATTAGCTTCAATTACTGTGTTAGTTAGGACAAACGATACGGTTGTATCAGCCGCTAATGCAGCGTTATTTAATGTAATCTGCCCCGTGGGTTTGCTTAATGTTACGCCTGTTGCTTTGCTAGTAGCTTGAGTTACTACGCCACCTGAGCCTGTAGTGTAGCCTTGCTTACCTGCGCCTGAGATAACTTGATTACCTGTGGTTGATAAACTTGTGCCTGTAGCAATACCTATGTTTGGTGTAGTAAGTACAGGTGCGCCAGTACAATTAGTTAAATTACCACTAGCAGGTGTTCCTAACGCAGGTGTTATTAAGCTAGGGCTAGTTATGGTAGGTGCGTTAAATATTAACGCATTAGTTATCTGCCTAGTAACATTATCGCTTTGAACAATAGCAAACACATCTGTAAGCGCGGCGGCAGTTGCAGTTGGCAAACCTGTAATAGCTATATCTGACATACTTTATCCTTAATAATTGCCTGCAAATATGTTGTAGCGTTGACGTGTACCAACAATACTGTACGGCAAAGACATAATATCGTCTGGGTTGTTAATACGTTTTATGTTGCGCTTAGACGCTATTGCAATCCGTGACACTTGTGGGCTTGGCTCTACACCAAACTCGGCAGCAAATTCACACGCTAAGTTGTACCTAAAAGCTCTTAAATAGCCTGGCGGAAACAATATATTAGTTGCTAATGTAGCTGGCTGTGTTAACTCTTGAACCGAAATAAAATGCCATTGCAACACTTTAGTTGGTTTAGGGTATATAAACATCTCAATATTAGGATACGTCATATTGGTAAATATGACTTGCGGGTATGTGCTAGTGACTGTTTTAACGGCAATACCATTGTATTGCTGTTGATTAATCATCTTAATGCCAAACGAGATACCGTTGGCAGGATCAATAAAATAAGTCGAATCGTCTAGCAGAACAGGTCGATTACCTACGAAGTCACCTGTAGGCCCTAGCGTTCTACTGAGTACATTAGGTGGCCAATTGAATACTTGGTCTTGCGTAGAAAATACTGATAGACGCTCAGTATTCCATGAATCAATCATTTGATTTAAAGCAGCTAAAGCATCTTGCGATGTGGCGGCAGACGGCGTTTCACCTTCCGCCAATACCCCTAATAGACGTAGCGCCCCATTAATTTGATCGTTGGCGGTAAAAATTGCCATAACTCACCCTTTACTCGATAGTTTTACGACGTCTTTTTACTTCCAATGTATTGACAGGAGCCGCAATCATTTCTTCTTCGGATGGCGTATCGTCAGTATAACGCACCCAGCCATTTTGTTCATCAAATTCTGCTTCTTGTTCCATCGTAGCAACTTTACTACCGTGATCAGGATGTCTTAAATATATAGTCATAGTTAGTTGGGGAACCGAAGTCCCCCATTTAGCATTATAAAACGTGGATAACTGCAAAGTTAATCACAAAAGCCTCAGACAGCGAACCGCCCGAAAGGTTACGTATTGTAATTACGCAACTTCCAGTAGCTTTGCTAGAAATCCAGCAGTTGTATGCACCAGCGGTAGCACCAGACGCAACGCTTAAAACTATAACGTCTTTTGCGCTGATTGTGCTGTTAGTCAAAGTAAACGAGACGTTTGTGATGTTAGCTAAAGCGGCGCCGTTTAGTGTAATCTGACCAGCAGACTTGTTTAAGGTTACCCCTGTAGACTTGTCTGTCAATTGAGTTACTGTACCGCTTGCTTCTGCGGTGTAACCCAACTCGCCACCAGCTAATACAAAATTAGATCCGATGATGTCTTGATCTTCAAAAGCAACGCCAATTGGTTTGGTATTAGACGACATAATTTTTCCTTTAAAAATCCCCGCCGAAGCGGGGGGTTACATTAAGCAATACGGTAGCAAGTCCAAGTACCTTCGCCTGTTTTACGAGCGCGGAACTGGGCTGAAGTAGCTTCAGATACAACTGCATTGCCGACAATTGTCCAACCTGTGCCAACAACTAGCGTAACGTCGTCTGTTGTAGCGTCTGCATTAATAACGATAAAATCAAACGCGGAGTCTACTTTACTTGCGCTAGAAATATCGGCTTCAAGCAAAGCTACAGTTGGCAGAGTTAAATTGCCAGCAGTACCGTTAAATACAAACAAACCGTTTGCTAATTGAGCTGAAGTTGCAGTTGCGCCAGCAGTTAAAGATGTTGGAGCGCCTTGTACAAACAATAATGCTTCACCGACGTTACCGTCGTTAATTTGATAACCACCTGCACCATTAGGTAATGCCATAATAATTCTCCTTAAATATTAAAAAAGCCCCCGTTTACACGGGAGCAATTAGGTTTAACCCCACAGACGGCAAGCCATTTGTGGTCGGATTGTGCTGAAACCGTATAGAACGTCAATACGGCAAGGTAAACGGTCATTGTTGATGTCGTACTGACGTACTATACGCATCGAGATACCGTTGTGAACTTGACGTGAAGCCATGTCTACACCTTGTGGTAATAGCAAGTCAGCAGTCGCAAAAGTGATCGCATCTTTGTGATAGATCAAGTTTTGTGGGTAAGCTGTTGCAGATCCACCTAGGAAAGTTAAAGCAGCACCAGATTGTGGGAACGCATTGATGGTAGCCAATGCGTTAGCAGAGGTGTACATCGCTGGCGATACTGTTAGGGTACCAGTTGTGGTTGAAGAAATGTCTAGGTTAGCAGTTACAACAAACTGTTGTAGTGAACCTGTGGACTGACGAGTCTGTGGGTTAACAGCAAACACGTTAGCAACAGTAAACACATCACCAATTCTGAAAGTTGGTGAACCTGTAGTAAAGCTAATTGCTAATGATGTAGAACCTTCAGCAGTTACAGTAGACGCTACGATTGGTGCAGTTGGAGTTGTACCAGTTGTATGCTGACTGATAGATTGGCTCATGTTGATTTCTTCAAACCCTAATACGCCTTCACCCATCATACCGTTTTTAAACTGTCGGCTGATAGTGTCAGTTGGGTTAAATAAACCTTTCATACCTTCAACCAAGCCAGCGTTAGCGGCAGGGTTTACAGTAGCGTACCGTGGGGACATTACAGCAGCAGCTTCGTTCAATTTCTGTTGGGCTTGTAACAAGACCAAAGAAGTTGATGGAACTGTGCCTGGTGTACCAACAGACTGATAAATGCTCTTGAAAGAAGTAGCTACATCAGCATCAATACTTGAAGCTAACTGGCTAATACGAGGTTTTAGAACACGCTCTGCGAAGTCATCTAACTGCATAGTTAATTCAGCAGATGTGAAGTTGACACCGATGTGTTTTTGACTAGCAACAGTCAAAGTTGTGAACTGTTCGTTGTCATCTTGAACTTGCAAGGCGGCACCGTCAGTTACCAAAGCACGGTCTGGTAGACGAATACGGAGTGTTGATCCAATTTTGGCACCTTCAACGGCGAAAGAATCGTCGTATTGGCGGTTTACGTTACGTGTGATCACAAGGTTGTTTTCTAATATCTCCAAAGCTTTGCGTGTGATCATGTCAATCGTTAAAATGCTATTACTCATGATGTTAAGTCCTTAAAAAATAGTTAGCGGAAGTTTTGATGGGGGCATACGCCGCCGTTTTTATGTTTACCAATTTGACAATTCATACATAATACTTGATATCCCGAAGGAAACAAGTTTTTACGCAACCATTGATAGAATCCTGTACCGCTTCCGCCGTATAGTCCTGCTTTTCGTTCAATGTTGCCATCATTATGTATATGATCAATTGATAAAAATAAAGGCTCAGTTTCACCGCAGCAAGCACATTTGTATCCGCCATAAGCGGTGAATACAGCGTCCTTACAAACCGCTTGCAAACGCTTAGTTTTAGCAGATTCCATTGCTCTAAACTTAGCAACTTCTTCTGGTGAACCATTCGCTAACTTACGGTTGCGCCATTCACGACTTTGCTTACGAGATTCCTCTTTGTTCGCATTTCGCCAATCACGCATACGTTGTGTAACTAAAGCACGGTTACGATCTCTATATCTAGCTGCCGCTTCTCTATTGCGTTGCCGCTTTAGTTCTTCGACTTCTGAATACAAAGTACCCTTTACAACACTTTTTTCTGAATTATCCATGTAATCATCTTACACGAAATCATCAGGTAATACTATCGGTTTCTCAATGCTTCGTACTTCTTGATCTGTCGGTTTCGTTCAGCTTCGATCCATTCTGACGTACTCATATTCTTAATCGAACGAGGATCAGTTGTATCGTACGCTGGCGAGCCAGAACCTCTAGCTGTGACAGGTGCAATCGGTGCAGGAGCGTTTGAAGTCTTTTTTACAGGCGGATTGTCGCTTAACTTCGCTTCAATCTTCCCTATTTCTTTGGCCTGCATGAAAGGTGATAAGCGAGATATACGTTCAGCTTCTTTCGGATTAGACCCTAGGTAATAAGCCATATCGGGGCCAACATCGGAAGATTGAATCGTCTGAGCCATCACGTCAGTAATTGGTAGCTTGGGGTTATATGCGACTTGTTCAAAGTCATCATACTTCGTCCGAGCTTCTTCTTCTCTGTCGTGGTAAGACTCTAAAAGTTCAGACTGCGCTCTAGCTTGGTCACGCCTAGCGAGTAGTTCTTCTGCCTTACGTTCTGCTAATACTTCAGCATATTCTTCGGGCGAGTTAAACGAATCGACTGACGGGATTTCGGCTGGAATCGCCCTTGTTTGCATTTCTGCTCGCTTGGCGTTCTGTTCTCTTTCCCACTTACGTTGTTCTCTTGCAAGTCGTTTTCCAATTGCGGCGTCTAATTCTTCTTGTGTGAAGGTTTTAGATGCTTCAACAGGCTTTTCTTCCAGCGATGTTACTTCAGTATCAGGAGCTGCTGTTGCTACCTGCTCTGGCGCGGCAGTTGAGTCCGCTAAGACTACTTCTTGTTCCTCTGACATCTTGACTCCTGAGAATCCCTAGCTAACGGCTAGTACGTTTACGGTAATTCTATACTAAAAACTTAATCTGTGTCACTTTTTTATCACGTCTTGATGATGAAATTTATTCCTAGGTACGGAGGTAAGTTAGCATTTGTTCCTGACGCACCGTCGGTTGCAATCGTATGTGTGTGGTCTACGCTATTAGTAGCAGTAGTTCCACTTACTGCATGGCTATGATCTACGCTATTAACGCTTGTAGTTTCGGGTGAGCCTGTTCCACCGCCACTATTATTACCAACATAAGCCGTACCACCACCACCAGCATTAACACCTATATAAGTTGTCATGTCATGGGTATGTTGTACGCTTTGACCGCCTGTAGTAATGCTTACGCTGTGAGTATGAGTTACGCTTTGACCGCCTGTAACTCCACCATGATTATGGCTTACAACAATTGCATTAGCAGACCCGCCTGTTGCACCGACAGCTACGGTGTCCGCACCGTAAGGCATCCTATTTTTGTAGTTAGGTAAGTTAAAAGTTGTAGATCCATCACCAGCACCGAAAGTGGTACCAATTAATGAAAATAAAGTATTAAATGTTGTACGTGATATAGCATCGCCATTACAAAGTTTCCAATCAGTAGGAATAGCAACTGAAGGCCACATAACAATACTACCTGTAGGCACAAGGAAAGTACCTAAGCCTAAATTAATTCTTGCGCCTTCGGCTGTTGTAGCACCTGTACCGCCGTTGTAAATACTGACGGGTAATGACGCAATAGGGAATAAGCTATCATAAGTGCCGATAAGTACATTGGTAGACGTTTGCAATACAAACTTACTGTTAGTACCTTCAGGTATCCAAACTTCATTAATTCGCCCTGCTGAATCCAATACAATCGGATTAGGATGGGCGGTCAAGCCTGTACTAGATGTGTAACTTACTAAAGGCGTAGTAGTACCAGCCAAGTAAGTGTAAATTAATCCACCCGCTAACGGAACACCGCTATTGTCAAAAAATTGACTGCCAGCGCCAGCAAACGAAGATAGATTAACGGTTGGCATTATATTAAGCGACCCAAGGTAATGGCGGAGTTACAACAGGAGGGTTGACTAAGTTAGCCAACTGTTGTCCTACGCTTTCTTCTGTTGCGTCTTTATCAACACCGTTAGTCCAACACCATCCTAGGACTTGTTCTTGCGTTAAATCTGCGTAAGGTGTAAATGAGCCTCCAGGTGGCGAAAATGAACAAGTAGAGTAGACAGAGGCGTTGTATGTGCCGTCTGTTCCTGCACAAGTGTAGTGGGCTGTAATTACAGTATCAGGATTAGTCTCTGTTGTAGAGCAGTCCATGCAAGTAATTGTCCATGTGTAAACATTTGCCATTATTTATTCTCCAAAGTTGCAATTCGTTGTTTAAGTTCTTCAATAGTATTTAAAGCATTTTTTAAAGACATTACAACTACAGCTAGAACTGACCTATCATAATATCCCCAAGGTTTTCCTTCTTCAGGTGTAGGTGCAGCTTCTTCGCCAATAGCCTCATGCACATTTTGAGCATAAAAACCTAATTGCCTATCTTTACTAAATGTTTCTTTCTTTTCATCATTATAAAACCAATAGCCTGGTTCTAATTTTTGTAACATTGCATCAGTATTAGTTGGAACTCCATCTTTTACTTTCCAAGTTTCATCCGATACAGACGATATAACACCGCTTGCATCAAATGTAGCTGCACCAGCACCATAAGAAGGCATAGATACAATGCCAGTATTTTTCCAAGTTAAAACAGGAGTAGTGCCATAACCCAAATAGAAAGTATCAGCAGTAGATGAGATACCAATTGTTCCAATTACATTTTCATTTGCTGTATAAAAGTTAAATGCATTAAAACCACCTGTTGTTGTTTTATATGCTCTATAACCTGCACCTGAAGAAACTTCTGAATCAATCTGTGCGTCAGGATTTGAAGTGCCTACTCCAAGCCTTCCAGCACTAGTAATACGCATCCGTTCTGCAACACCACCAGCGTTTGCAGTACCAAAATACAAATATCCTTTTGGTGTTGAAGCACTAGCATCGTCTTTAACTGCTGAAATTATAGCAAGTCTGTCATCACTTCCAAGTTCTGAGCAAAACTGTAAAATACCAGATGTAGAACCATTTGCTGTTGCCGTAGTTGATAAATTTAAAATTCCATAACCAGCAGCACCATTTACTTCTAAAACTCTACTTGTACCTCCAGTTCCACTTGCACTAGGACTACTAGTACCTATACCTACATTACCACTAGCGTCTATACGCATCCGTTCTGTAAATGAACTAGAAGAACCAGCATAACCCCATCTAAAACCATTGTCTGAATTAGTCCAAAATTCAAATAAATTGGTACTTGAGTTAAATGCCACTGAAGCTCCAGCCGTGCTTGTATTGTTATCAAACAATATTCCACTTAGACCTGAAGCATTAGAATTTTTAATTCTTGTAGTGAGTGTAGATGACGCACTATTAAGAACATCTAAAGTATAACTAGGACTACTAGTACCTATACCAACTGAGCCTGATGAAGTAGCAAAGGTAGCGCCTGTAGTTGTTGCAATTGACAAACCACTTATCGCTCGACCAGCAGTCAAATCAGCAACCGATACTTTTTTAGTTGTTGAGCTTTGAACAATAGGTAAGACTTCGGTACCCGCCAAGGGGGTTGTTGCTGCGGGTAAAGCTGAAATTTTGACGTCTGCCATTTTTTTACTCCAACAAGATAAGCCCGCCATCTTCTTGTACAAGATTATCGCTGGCTTCGGTTATAAGATTTCCTACGGATGCTCCACTATCTCGAGTGCCTGAAAACAAAGTAATAATGCCACCTAAACCAATGGCTACACTATTACGAATGTCAATTCCAAAACTCATCGAATATTAATTGGTTTGCAATACACATCGCCACTATCAGTAACACGGATTGCACTTACACGCCACGGAGCGCCTGTACCTGGTGGTACTGTAAACGGAATTGGAGTAAATGCTGGTATTGGTGTGCTAGCTGTAGTTGCTGTAACGCCTTCGCCTACTAAAATGTACGCTGGTGTAGTTGACCATACAACCACACCTTGTGGGCCTGCGCCCCATGTAGCTGTAGAACCTGCGGTGCCTGTATATGCCGCAGTACGACCAGGGTAATTGTCATCGGCTAACGGTCTTAAAAGTTCCATTATTATTCCTTATGCTAAAAAGCGTAGCTTATACAGCGTTGATAAATATAACTCGATAATACCATCAATTAAGTTCTGCAACGGTGCATCGTCTTTATCGCATACATCGTAACGCACAGATTCGATTTCAGCAAGTTGATTTTCTAAAAATTCAATAACATTTGATGTTTTTTTGGCGGACATTAGGCTGATTGGCCCTACTAAACCATTTCTACCCTGATAAGCCTCTGCAAAACTATCGGCTAAATCAATGATATTTGTGTAAAATTTCTGTAAAGCCTTATGTTTTGCGTAACTTCTAGTGTTTAAATGCACACTATGCGTCACATCACGGGCTAAAAAGAATAAACCTATAAAATCCGCGGCTTTCATTGTTGCATCCCTTCAGGTGGTAATCCCATTGGTTGTTGTGGAGGTGCCATACCCATTTGTTCAGCAGCCATTTGTTCTTGCATCATTTCGGGTGGCATCTGTTCAGGCATCGGAGCGTTCATTTCAGGCATTTCTCGCCCAGGCATCTCATTAACTAAATCACCGCTAGTAATCATGCCACTAATCGTACCCATCACAATATCTTGGATCTGTTCAGGTGTCATGGACGCTTGAACGGCAGTAAGTCTCTTAGTTTCTGCATCAAACGCTTTAATAGTGGCTTCAAATTCTTTACGTTGGAGATCTTGAGCTTCCATTGATTTATTAACATTTTGTAGCATCCCTTGTAATTGGTCAAGTTCTTGGCCCATTGCTTGAATCTGTTGTTCAGCAGCCTGTAGCTCAGGGGGTTTATCGTCATCTTGCATTAATTTTGGATCAATTGTCTTAGCAAAGCGTTTTGCCATTTCTTGCGCGCCAGGCCAATCCATATTCTTAACGAACAGATCGCCAGCTACCGACCAAAGTTGCGGATTGCCTTGCAACAGTTGGCTCATCGCATCTAATGACTCTTGACGCTTAGTCATGTAACTTGGGCCAGTAGTAACAACTACATCGTAGGTACCAACGCTAGGGTTATAGACTTTTTCGATTACCATACCCTGCTCATCAATGATTTTTTTGACGGCTTCAGGTTGCATTGGGTTAATCCTCACCATATCGACTTCACCATCTAAACCTACAATCCTTGCAATGCGCTCGGTATCATAAATTTTAGGGATCATATCGACTAGTTGTCGAGTCACATGGCGAATAGCACGGGATAGATTATCAACGTAGTGATAAGTACCTGTATCGCCTTGTTTCTCTCTTGCCAGGATAGCCCGACCTGAGCGTTCGTTGCTTGTGGCACCTAAGCTCGAGTCGTATTGGCCTGTGGTAGATTTAATGTCATCGGATGCGCCAGCTTTTGCTTGCAGTAGCCCACTCGATGCCATTGGTGGTTGGGCGCGCTGCGGTAATGGCAATACTGCGCCTGCGCCGTCCGTTACATCTGGGTTAATTTCTAAATAAGGCCAGTTGGTTGTGTTAGCCGTTTTCCAGTTCTGCTCATACCCTTCAAACTGACCGCCGTAACCAATAAACGGTGCTTTTGGTGCC